TCAAGATGCCGGTGTTCTTAATAATGTAGAACACTACGAGATTGAGTTGGAAATAGACAATAGTCGCGTAGGAACAGGAACACCTTATGACAATGTAGATGCTTTGTTGCGTGATCTTAGAAAATGTATCCGTTTTGTGTTGTCAGGACTACAGCAAACTAAATATCCCATCTCTTATGATGAGTGTCAAACGATATTGAATGAGTATGTAACCATTCTGTATGGGTCTGTTCCTGAACGTCGCATTACTCCCAAGGACTTTACTGGTCCAAGTTCGTATACACTTCAAATGGAAAACGTTGTTCCCATTAATGAAAATTCAACTGCACCTAATATTCGTAGCGATTATACAGTGACAGACAAAGCAGATGGTGATCGAATGTTATGTTTTGTCAATTCCAAAGGAAAGATCTACTTTATTGACACCACAATGAACATCATCTTTACAGGAACGCAAACCTTGAATGAAAAATTATATAATACAATTATTGACGGAGAATATATCAAAAAAGACAAAAATAAGAAAGACATCAATGTATATGCAGCATTTGATATTTATTATATAAACAAAAAGTCTATCCGTGAATTTCCCTTTATGAAAAAAAACAAATTATCCGAAGAACATGCTCGGTATCCCTTATTAAACGAAGTGGTTGACAAATTAGATGCAATTTCCATATTGGATAAGTCCCACGAACAAGAAGTGAAACCTAAATATAAGACGATGACACCAAATATCAGGTTCCAAGTCAAGGAATTCTATCAAACAACAGAATACGAAAGCATATTCGAATGTTGTTTCCAGGTATTAACCCGACAATATGACAATAACTATGAATATGAAACAGATGGGTTGATCTTTACACCTAGCTATTTGCCTGTCAATGGAGATGGTAAAACAGTGCCAACCAAGGTGAACAAGCAAACATGGAAATATTCCCTCAAATGGAAACCTCCTGAGTTCAATACAATTGATTTCTTAGTATCTACCTTAAAAGACGAACACGGTCAGGATAAGGTATCCAACATATTTGAAGATGGCGCCAATCTACAACAAACGGGACAACTAACACAGTTTAAAACGCTGGTCTTGCGTTGTGGATATGACAAGGAATTACACGGGTATATTAATCCTTGTGCGCAAATTCTTCAGGACCAAACAACACTAAAAGATGATATTGACAACAACAAGTCTTATAAGCCGGTTCCTTTTCAACCAACCAATCCTCCTGATCCAAATGCTCATTTGTGTAATATTAAATTGACCACACAAAATGGGACCCCTGTATTAACAACAGAAGAAGGTGAATATTTTGAAGAAAATACGATTGTAGAATTTAAATACGTTCATACAAATGAACCTCAATGGAAATGGGTTCCTATCCGCGTTCGACACGACAAAACAACAGAGTTGAAAAATGGACAGTCGAATTATGGCAATGCGTATCATGTCGCCAATAGCAATTGGTATACGATTCATAACCCTATCACGGAGAACATGTTAATGACTGGAACTAATATACCTGAATATATTGAAGATTCCGATGTTTATTATCGCGATACAAAAACGGAAACTTCCACTCGTGCATTGCGTGATTTCCACAACAAGTATGTCAAGAAATATTTGATTAAAGGAGTATCGAATGCCAATGATACTTTGATAGATTATGCAGTAGGTAAGGGAGGAGATTTGTCCAAATGGATTGATAGCAAACTAGAGTTTGTGTATGGCATTGATGTTTCTCGTGATAACATTCACAACTCATTTGATGGTGTATGTGCACGGTATTTGGGAATGAAAGAGAAAAATGTCCGTCTGCCAACAGGTGTATTCGTCCACGGAAATAGTGCAGAATCCATTCGTAATGGAACTGCTTTCCATAGTGAGCGTGATAAGCAGATCACAAATGCGGTCTTTGGAAAGGGTTCAAAAGATAAGGAAAAACTTTCTCCTGTTGTATATAAGAGTTATGGTATTGGAGAGAATGGATTTAATATCAGTTCTTGTCAGTTTGCTATACACTATTTCTTTGAAAGCAAAGCACAGTTCCACGGGTTCATGCGTAATATTAGTGAGTGCACAAAATTAGATGGTTACTTTATAGCAACCACGTATGATGGAAACAAAGTATTTGACATGTTAAAGAACACAACCAAGGATGATAGCATTTCCTTTATGAAGAAAGGGAAAAAGATTTACGAGATTAAGAAACTGTATGATAAGACTGGTTTCCCTAATGATGAGGAAAGCATTGGCTATGGAATTGAAATTTACCAGGAAAGTATCAATAAACCATTTCCTGAATATTTGGTCAATTATGAATTCTTTGTTCGGGCTATGGAAAACTATGGATTTGTATTGATAGACGACGAAGAAGCGTCGCATATGAACATGCCTGGTGCAAGCAATTCCTTCTCACATTTATATGACCAAATGAAACAAGAACTACAACAGTTCCCTGAGAGAAAGCGTAATTATAAAGAAGCATTGTATATGAGCGAAGAAGAAAAACAAATATCATTCTTAAACAGATATTATATATTCAAAAAAGTCAGAAATGTTGATATGGAAAATGTTGAAAAGGTTTCTTCTGTTGCTTCTATTGCTCCTCCTGTCAAAGAGAAACCCGAACCTGTATTAAAAAAGGTATCCAAAAAGAAACGCAATATTGCCATCACCAAGTAAATGGAACCTATAAGAAATAATATAAACCTTTGCCTGTAAATAATATATCGTTATTATGACCTATTATTTATTACCTAAAACCAATATTTTTTCATACAAGTATATTGACTTTGTTGAAGATACGTCGTTGTCTTTTCCGGTCATTTCTTTTTCCCACAATATTTATATTCAAGAACTAAAAGAGCGAATTGGTTTTATCGAAAAAGATTGGGATATTTTCAAGAAATATACAAATCCGTATGAATATATACATACCAACATCCCATTTGAAAAAAAATGTGTGTCTTCTTATGTTCCTTTATCTCGGTCTTATTTCAAAATGATAGAAATGTTACATACGTTTCAACTTCATTTGTCTAGTAAGCCAATCCAATCATTTCATCTTGCAGAAGGACCTGGGGGGTTTATTGAAGCACTGTCCAATATTCGAAATTCGAAAGAAGACATTTATTATGGGATGACTATATTGAACGATAGCAATGATCCTAATGTTCCTGGATGGAAAAAAATTAAACATTTCCTACAAAAACACAAGAATGTAAATCTAGAATATGGAGTAGATAATACCGGGGATATTCTTAGCATTGATAATTTTGTTTACATCAAAGAAAAGTATGGGTCTAGTATGGATGTTGTTACTGGGGATGGAGGATTTGATTTTTCGTCGGATTTCAACCAACAAGAAACGAGTATTAGCAATCTATTGTTCGCGCAGGTTGTTTATGCGTTATGCTTACAAAAAGAAGGAGGCACGTTTATTTTAAAAATATTTGATAGTTTTATGCAACATACCATTGATTTATTGTATATTCTGTCTTCTTTTTATGAAAAAACGTATATTATGAAACCTCATACAAGCAGATATGCTAATTCAGAAAAATATATTATATGTAAAGGATTTTATTACTCTTGTTGCGATAAATTTTTCCCCTATTTACATCGAGCTTTTGAAAAAATGGTGAATCCCAGCAATACAGAGAAACCACTCTATCCTTACCGTTTCTTAACCCTTCCTATTTGTAATTATTTTACAACCAAATTGGAAGAGTATAATGCAGTATTCGGGCAGCAACAAATAGAAAACATTCATTACACTTTGTTATTAATTGAAAACAAGCACAAACAAGACAAAATAGATATATTGATAAAAAATAACATTGAAAAATGTAAGCGTTGGTGTAATAAATACAATGTTCCCATTCATAGTCAATTACAAGACCAGTAATTATTTGAATATACAATACAGAATAATAATGTATTGTATATTATCCACCTCTTAAGGTTGTCTTTTTACATTCTTTATAGTTTCCAGTGCTGTCTACTACAGGGACCTTTGGTAATGGATATCCTTGTTTGTCTTTAATTGTGTATCCATTTGCTGGATTACCATAAGATAATGCATTAGCAACATGTAATCCATAAGGGGTTAAATAACTATTTGCGGAATTAGTAATAGCATTGTATTTCTTTCTTGTGATTAACGAACTGGAAGAAACTGCACCTTGTTGGGCAAATTGGGGATTATTGGGTTTGTAAATAAGGGTTCTGTAACGGCCACTGAAAGCGGTCTTGTTATTCGATGTAAAAGTTAAGGTCTCTGTATTTTGGTCATCTACATATGGTGTTGAAGGATAAGATAAACTTACATCAGAGAAGGAAAACCCTAACGCGTCCGTAATTAATCTTCCTTTATGTAAAATTATTTTTGGACCATCTAATGCACCAGGAGTATCCCAATCAACTGCTTCTAATGCTCCTGTTAATGGATTGTATTTTTTTCCTTGTGTCCAAGACTCACTAGTTATATATGTGTTCTTAATGGCAGTCGTTTCTATTTGACTAGTATTGTCTAAGTTATTCAATTTGAAGTCTAATAAAAATTCCTTGGTATTGTTATCTGCACGCACATAATAATGACCATTTGTAGTCATTGTGTTGTGTAATACACTATTGATATCTAGAATATCATAATACCCTGATGGAATAGTAACGTCAAATATGATTTGCTCTCCTACTACTTGTTCATCGCCAAACCATTCGTATTGAAAACTAGTGTCTGTCGCGAAAAAGTGTTTTTGACAAAGTGTGCGACCATTACCGTTAGGAGTATAAATATTTTGAACGGATAGGGATGTTCCAGGAGTAGCAGTGGAATCTCCATAACGTATGTAGTTATATTGGTTCTGTTGAAAGGTGGCGTTTCTACTGGTTAAGAATTGTTTGGTATCCGTATAATAAGATTCTGTATTATTGGCCACATTATACTTCTTTCTTATCATTCCACTACTTCTGACACGAGCACGTGCATTCGTTTCAGGGGTTCCTACTACACATTCTGCTGCAGCATGAGAACCTGGAATATCAGAAGTATTGCTTGTAAGAGTGATATCTAGTGTGTTGTCTAAACCTTTACAAGTAGTCGATTGACTATTTACAATCGAACTACCAGGCATATCATTCACAGTAATCGATGAAGAAGTGCGCATATTGCAAGAAATATCTTGGGTAATTAACTCACGACGATAGATCTTCAAGGGAGGTGGTAAGAAATAACTTTTAGAACCACTTGTGCTTGGCGTGTTTTTTCTTATGCTACTTGTAATTTGCGATAAAGCTTGCCCTTTCCAAGAAATAATAGGTTGATGTTGAGAATTAAATATTTCTGTCATTTTTCTGTATATACCATTACGACATTTTTTTATGATGTTTCCAATAATAAAGGACTAAATACTGATGGATAAACTTTATTGTAAAATGTAATAAATGATTGCCTGTATATTATTATAACGTATCCTATGAATATATTGTTGTCTCAAAACCAGTTTAGTTTATTGAACACATTCTTTTCAGATAAAAAAGAAAACATTATTGTAGAAGGAACATTTACAAAGCTACTTTATTCTACGCAATTCTTTGTTATGAATGGGTTATATTTTCAATTTCCTATACCGTATTTCAATATTGCCACTTCAGGACAAAATACGTATATAAACTTTGATATCAATAAACAAATGAACCATACATGTATTCAGCAATTTGTAAAAATGGAGAATAGCATTCTTGAATATTATCGTCAAATGAATAAAACTAATAAACGCTTATCACATATACTTACTCGGCAATTGTGTTCTGGAAATATGAAATTATATAGAGATTTACAAAGGAAGCTCAAAGTCCCATGTAAATTGGTAATAAAGATTTCAGGTATCTGGGAATCAGACAATGAAATTGGATTGGCCATCAAATTATTATGTTATTAAACACTTATTTCAGCAGATTCATTTTCATCCCGCCTTTTCTTCTTTTTGAAAAAGGGGTATTGCCATTGCGACTATCATAGTCCATTAATTCTGCTTTGTTGTATTTATTGTCTACATCAAACTTGGTTACATTAACAAATCCGTTTTCTTCGTTAATCGTATATTCTAAATCACTAATAGAATAAAAACTAGAATTGGTATTTCCTACATATGCATCATGTTCTTTACGACTTATTATTCTATGAAATCCATCTTTCATTTGCAATATATTTTTATTGTGTATATCATAAAACTCATTATAATCTAATTTTAATCCAACGCGTTCTACCCTTTTTTTTAATAAATTATCTTCATATCCCCACGCCCAAAAGTTAGGAAAGCCACCTGTTTTTTCAAAGTCTCCTGCTTTTATGGATACGATTCCACCTAATGCGAATTTGTATCCATAAAAATGTTTCACCACTCCTTCTTGTGTATAATAGTTGATAAAGTTTTTTACATAGGGCATTGTATCTACATCATTAAAGACAAGGGTAATGTCTTTGTAATGGGCAGGATATTTGTTTTTTACCATTAAAAATCCAATATTCTTCATGGCACCACGATTGAACGAACGTTCATCTATTTGGTGAATATAATGTATTTTGTATTTGGTTTGGTCATAGTCTTCCAAAATAGTCTTCATATGGTTTTTGAAAAATTCTTGATGTTGTTCCCTATCACGGTATGGAACTATAAAAATTAGTTCAGGAACATCTATTCTCTCTTCCTCTTGTTGTCTTAATGCTTCCTGTTTTTTAGCTTCCTCTTGTTGCCTTAATGCTTCCTGTTTTTTAGCTTCCTCTTGTTGCCTTAACGCTTCTTGTTTTTTAGCTTCCTCTTGTTGCCTTAATGCTTCCTGTTTTTTAGCTTCCTCTTGTTGCCTTAACGCTTCTTGTTTTTTAGCTTCCTCTTGTTGCCTCAATGCTTCTTGTTTTTTAGCTTCCTCTTGTTGCCTTAATGCTTC